TCAGCTTAAAGCGCTAATTTTGAATAGCGAATCTCTATCTAATTGATAGCAACAATCTAATAAACAAATCCAATACAGTTTATAGCTCTTTCGCCAAGCATCAGCACTGACGCCCAACAATTCAGCGAGCTTAACATCCGTATATTTTTTTGCTGTTTGATTAATTTCTGCTTTTACCGCCTGAATGGCTAGTAAGGTAAGAGATTGAAGTCGTTGCTTAACTTTTTTCGTTATCCTTTTTTTACTATTTAATCGCTGAAACTCATGCCAAATATAGGGAACAATGAGTATTTGCTCACGATAATATTGATAATCACCATAGCAATAGAGTAACCATAAGCGCATTTCGTTAGGCAATTGATGAATACCTCTGCGCCATGATGAAGTGCGATAAGTAACTTCATTAATTAATGGTTTTGATTTTCCTTTGGCATGTTTTTGCTTAATTTTGAGTGGATGTGAGGGGAGTCTGTATCGAGACTTTCTTTCACCCGCATAGCGTATTGGGTTTCTTTTAAACCTATCGGTTACAAGTATTGCTTGTTCCTCCATGGCACTTAACGGCCCATTTTCTATAATACAAACATTCATCAACGCTGTACTTACTCGCTCGCGTATCCACTCAATATTCACTATCGCACCTCTTGGATAATTATCTGCCCCCTTTTTCCCCACACTTTTGTTACCCGCCCATCCCATACACGTGAATCATCGTCAAAAATAGCATCAAGTAATGCTTTTTCGAGATTATCTTTATCCGGTTTTTGTTGATGGGGTTTACCGTTCATTTCGGAGCGTTTAGTTTTACTCCAACTCTTCGGCATGGGTAGAATGAATGTAATGTGGTAATGTGATTCAGGTAGGGTGATTTTGTTTAACTTTACTTCGTCCTTAAACGCAAAATACTTTAAAACTGGGGGACGTTTTTTCCATTTATCAGCCTGAGTCATCCTTGGTTTAGGTACTGGTTCGATATTAAAGACCTTCACACGTTCAACTTCCCTTCTTGGATCAATATGGCTTGCGTTCTCAAAACACCTTCTAGATGACATTGTTTTGCATACTCCATATCCGTAAATCGTGTTCGTCTATCAACTTCATCGTGACATGCACTACAAGCCCAAGCGCCAAATAAGTCATGCGATTTTATTCCGACGCCACAAAGACCTGACATTCTGTAATGGGCTAAAACAACCGTTTCAGAGTTACCATTACAAACTGAAGGTATTCTAATCTGACATTCACGCCCTTTTGCCTCATTGCGTAAATTCATCATGAGCCTCCTGATTACTATTTTTTATCACTTTAAAATAAAAACGATCATGTTATTAACTGAAATAATCATCACTATTTCCTATTCTTCTTGCTTTCTTTTCAAACTCATATATTCAGAATTACGAGGAATGATGATCGGAATTCCCTTCTCAATGCACCATTGTTCATGTTTCTCCATCATGTAAAGCATCCTTGCTTTATCCATCTTGCTGGTTTTTTCACGCTCACCGTTTTCATTGCGCCCTAACCAATGTCCAACGAAATATTCATGCGTTTCTTCATTAGTAATGGGCTTTGATAAAACGATTTCACCGAAGCCATTTTTAATATCGATAACAACGCCACGTGCACGTAACCACTCGCCTGTGGTTTCCATCCACATACGCCATGTTTTATTCATTGGTATGGTTCTTAAATCACGCCACTCGGTGATTTTGATGCGATAGCGTTTACCTGTTGTCACGATTTCGGAGAGCACTTTGAAAATACTATTGAGATTGGATTTATGGAGACAAATATCATCTGTCACGAGGTCTCCTTTTTACTTTCATGAGTTAAAACGATTTTTCACAATACCTTTTAGGCTCTCGTTTCGGTTGAGCGCGATAAGCAGCCATATATTGATCAACCGGTGTAATACTCAATCCTTGTTGATCAACATACACCGTGCCTGTTTTACCGTGTCGATTGAGCCTTAAAATCATCTCGGTCAGCGTTTCATCCGCATTATCGTGGTACACCGCATCACGATAAATGCCTAACCAATAATCACAATCTTGCTCGATTTGTCCTGTGTCTCTTGAATCACTTGGTACGGGACGTTTGTCAGCCCTGTTTTCTAATCCCCGATTCAGTTGTACAAGCAACACAACCACCGTATTGAGCTCTTTTGCCAATATTTTTAGCCCCTTAGTGATTTCACCATAGGCAATATCATTACGGTCAGCTTTTCCCGCTTGCATCAGAGTGAGGTAATCGACACCAATAAACCCAATATCACCGACTTTGCGTTTGATTTTCCGACTTTCAGAACGAATGTGTTGTAAGGACATGCCAGGTGTATCATCCACCCAAATATTGGGCTCATCTTTAAGGCGACCGATGGCACTGCAAAGCCTATCCCATTCATGCTCCTCTAACTTTTGGTAAAATTTATCTGAATTAATCTGGGTTTGTTGGGCTAGTGTCCGTTCAACAAGCTGTTTATCCGTCATTTCCATGCTGAACAGCAATACAGGCTTACCTTGTTGTGAGACATTTTTCGCCATTTCAGTGAGAACGGTTGTTTTCCCCATCTTAGGGCGAGCACCAATCACGAACAGTGAACCGATAACAATCTGTTTCGGGCTTAATAGGCGGTCAAAATCTTTAAATCCCGTTTTTAATCCTCGATGTTTCTCTGGGTTATCTTGTCGGTCACAAATGTCGGTAAAAACATCATCCAACACATCATCAATTCGGCGCAACCCTGTTTTTTTTCCCATTTTTCCAAACGAAGTGGCTTCATCAAGCAAGCGTTGTGCTTGTTCAATTTTATCCGTAAAACTTAACTCACTTGGCACCATCATGAGTTTTTGAATTTCAACCGTCTTTTCGATAACAAAACGCTGTGCGGAACACTCTCGGATTTTTTTCGCATAAGCCATAATGTTAGCAATACTCGGTGTTTCTCTTGCCATCTCAGCAAGATAGGCAAAACCACCTGATTGATTAATTCGCCCTTTTGACTCCAGATAATCCGTCACCGTCATGATGTCTATTGGCATACGTTGGGTATACATTTCTCGCAGGGTGAGATAAATAATTTGATGGTGTCGGGCATAAAAATCTTCAGGTTTTAGCAGTGAAAAAATTGATTGCGCATTATCACTTTGCGGGTCAAGCAGTAGTCCTCCAATAACATTTTGTTCCGCCATTAAATTATTCGGAACTTGGTTCATCACAGTGCTCCTTCCCTTGTTTTGAGTACCGTTTCAGGTCTGAGTAAATAATCAAAATTCGCTCGCCAACCCCGATTATTTTCGCCAAAATACCAAGCACTCGCCGTTTCCATAAAATAATCAAAATAATTTTTAGCTGATTCAACTGTGGGTTCTTTGAGCTCTTTCAGGAATTTGGATATTGCTCGTTTGCGTTTGTCATTCAGTGATTCGGCATTGGGTAATCTATCCCCTACCGATTCGTTGAAGGCTTGCATGATTTCCTGATAAGGAATTTTAGCTTGTCGATTAATTGAAATCTGCTTTGCAGGTTTCGAGTCGTCAGACGATAGTTTTTTAAGGTTAATTGACTGGTTAAAAGACTGACTGGTTCTGGGTAAAAATTTTTGACTACCCCCTAGTCCAACCGTTTGACTACCGTGGTCAAATTCTTTGACTACCTCTGGTACAGAATTTTGACTAGGTGGTACTGTATTTTGACTACCGTCATCAAGAGATTTAGCCTCCAAATCCAGAATATATAAATTGGAAGTATGTCCCTTATCTGTTTTTCGCGTAACTTTACGAACAAACCCTTTTTTACATAAACTTTTAATGTGGTTTATCGCACTTTGACGGCTAATTTCGCAATGACGTGCAATAGTCTCATAAGAAGGAAAGCACTCACCTTTATCATTGGCATTATCGGCAAGTTTCAGTAGCACCATTTTTTGTGCTGTACTCCCCACCTGTAATTGCATGGCTTTTGCCATTAGAAGCATACTCATTTTCGCTCTCCTAATAACTTATCCCGATGTGCTTTCCTTAATTTTGCGTCTTTCAATGCTTCCTTTAAACGCTGACAACCCAGTGGGGTTATTTCTTGTAACAACCTATTTTCCATGATATTTTTATGCTCATCACAGCCATTAAATTCATGATTTATTCTTTGTCTCATGGTATAATTTCTCCATTCCAAAGCTGTATCAAAAAAGGGAAACCGAAGTTTCCCCTTGTGATAAAAACTGGATATTGATACAGTGTATTTGTACGTTAAATGGTGAATTCCATTGAACAACACGCCTCGTTTGTTGCCGCAATCGAGGCGTTTTCTTTTATTTTCATTTGAGAAAGTTCACCCATTTGTTTCCACAAAAATCGGTACTCTTCTTCTGAGATTTTTCGTTCTCCTTCCATCACAAAATCAATAATTCCCGATGCGACAAGCGTTTCGCATATTTCAGGATATTTTTCAGTTCGACGTAGGATAGTTGAATCATGAACACCTAACGTTCTAGCCACGGCAGACTGAGTTTTATTTCTCAATGCTTGTAATGCTGAAGCTATTAGGTGGTTAGAGATAAATTGATTGAATTGTTTGCGTGTATTTGCGCATTCCATTGTTTAAAGTCCTTATGAGTTAACTAAGGGACAATAATGATCCGTAACTCATTCCGTATGAGTTGATATTGGGGGAAGAGTTGTCGCTTTATCAGCGACTCCGTAGCAGTCAAGAACCCTGCGGTTGTTAAAGAACGTGGTGAAATCAAGCTACTTTTGGAGGGAAAACGTCGTCTAAAGAACAATTTGCCCCTAATTTTTGTAATGCTTCAACAATAGCTCGGCAGTCATTTAAGCTAGGAGTTCTAATGTTTAACTCATAGTTAGCAATTCGTGACTGCCCCCATCCTATTGATGAAGCTAAAACAGCTTGAGAAATTCCCAGTTTTTTTCGCTGTTCTGCGATATTGTTCATGTGTGTATCCTCCTTGTTTATTCCAATATTACACACAATATGTGATTAACTGTCAACCACAAAACGTTTAAATACATTTATCACGGTTTGTGTTAAAAGGTATACATGAAAAAAGTAAATGAAGTTATTGGCGAAAGGTTAAAATCCATTCGTGAATCAAGAGGGCTAAGTCAAGCTCAATTAGCTAAATTGTGCGGCTACTCTGCTGCGTCCAGAATAGGAAACTATGAGCTTGGAGAGCGCAAGATTAGCGCTGATGATGCGATTGTTATAAGTGAAGCTCTTGGTATATCACCTGCCGAATTAATGTTTGGCAGTCAAAGTGAGCAAGTGATCAAAAATTATGAATATCCTCTATTCACAAAGGTACAGGCCGGCGCTTTCTCAACAGAATTTAACTCATACACCCAGAAAGATGCTGTGTCGTGGATACCTACAGCTAAGAAAGCTAGTGAACGTTCTTTCTGGTTAGAAGTTGAAGGTCAATCAATGACAGCACCACCAGGAGGCAAGCCAAGCTTTCCAGAAGGAATGCTTATCTTGGTTGATCCAGAGGAAGAAGTTGAGTTCGGAGATTTTTGCGTCGCGCGTTTACTGAATGATGAATTCACATTCAAACGATTGATTAGAGATGGTGGAATTGAGTATCTAGAGCCATTAAACCCTCGCTTCGATCTGATCCCTATTAACGGGAATTGCACAATCATAGGTAAGGTAATCAAATCACAATGGCCTGACGACACGTTTTAGGAGGAAATATGGCGTTTAGCAATATTGAGATAGCAAATATTAGACGGTGTATGGAATTTTTCATGGAAAAGCGTCGCCCAGCAGAACACCTAAGGGATGAATTAGATTTACAGTATCGCATCGAGGACGACTCAGTAATTATCTTTGAAATTAGGCAACTAATATGGAGTGATGGCAGAGTAGAAGAACCTATAGCAAAAATCACACATAATAGATATTCGAATTCATGGTCTCTGCTTTGGATGGATAAAAATAGTAACTGGCACAACTACGATGAAATAATGCTAGGTAGTTTCTCTGACGCCATTAGGCTCGTTGAAGATGATGTGCGAGGCTGCTTTTTTGGGTGACGACACGTTTTAGGGTGTGGTTCTAATTAAATATTAACGGATGACTAATAGTGGCAAAGTGTACTGATTATCAACCTAGCCAAGTAGAAGTTGACAATGTTCTATACTGTGAAAAGTACATCGATTTCTCAGGTGTTAGTTGGACGGAAAAACCGCCTCCAAACAGACCGCTTTTATGGCTTCAAATGAATATTTTGCCATTAGACAAAGATGGAATACCAGTGCAAGGATTAACTATTTTAATCCAATGGAAACCTGATCATGAACCAAAACAAGATGGCGATGAGGTGTTCCCAAAGATAAACATCGTAGCGCTTTATAATAAAAAAAGGATATTTGCAGTTGATAGTTATCCATTTGATGCGCATACAAACAGATATAAAGTAGATCATCCTGACTTTGTAAATTATATTGTAGGTGCCCACTACCATGTTTATTATGAAGAGGCTGGACGCTATAATCCAATAGGATTCCCAATTAAAGAAACTATAAAATCAGATGATATTAGAGGGTTTTGGCGGTTTTTTTGTAATCATTTAAATATAAAATGTGCAGGTGAACTCCCTATACCTTTAGAAGATATATCTGGACAAATAGGATTGCCATTATGATGTGCTCAACAGTCATATCTAATCTTGGTTTTGAATGCCACCCTATAGGTGCTGAATTACTAAGAATTATTAGCCCATTCACTTTCTGTGATGATGGGGAACATGTTGGTGCTTTCGTAAAAGAAATTAATGGTAAATATCTTGTAAGTGACAGATGCGATGCATTAATGAATATGGAAGCAAGGGGTATTTCACTTACAAAAAAAAGAATTGATGAAATACGCAGTTTTATAAGTTATCAAGGCGCAGAACTTAACGATAGAGGTGAAATTATTAGCTGGGCAACAGAAGATACGATTGGATCAGCCACCTCCAATGTAATCAGGGCAGGAATATTAGCCTCCGCTTTATCTATTGACTGGCATCAATCGGTCAGAGTTGAAAGATTTGAAAGTGAAGTTATAGATTATTTATATCACTCCAGCTTAAAAGATAGGATTTCATTGAGGTCTAATGTATTAGGAATGAGCGGACATAACATAGTCATTCCAGTAACAGTTAATACCGAAGAACCAAAGTATCTTTTTACATCTAGCGTAAAACAAGGTGGAAGTTGGAATAGCGCATATTCTCTACTTGGTAAACTAATTGACCTAAAAAATGCAAATACCACATTAAATAATCGATATGTTGTTGTTGATAGCGAATCAATCGGCGACCAAATGCAACAGCTATCTCTTTTGTTTAATGAAATAAGCCATGTTTTACCTTTCGCAAAAAGAGATAAGTGGATATCTAAGCTAGCAGCATAACCTTCATCAAGCCCTCTCCGCGAGGGCTTTTTTGTACCCTCTCCCCTCCAAAGAAGTGATCTCCATTCCAATCTTATGTGACAAACAACACATTCCGTGTTTATTTACCATTTATTTTATATTTCAAATCATCGACTTAATTTAAAAATAAATAAATAAACACATTTTGTGGTTGACATTAAAATCACAATTTGTGAATATACTATCCATCAACGGAACACAGCACGTTGATGTTCTTTAACAACGATGGTAGCAAGCTGTGTATTAGCTATCAGAACGGCGACGCTGATAAAGCGTCAACCTTCTCAGAAGGTTTTCGGATTGGTGTTTCATTATTTTATCACCAATCACTAAAGCCAACTGTTTGGAGGATATATGGCAACTATAAAAGTGAAGAAATCACGCAAACCAGACTTTTTACGTGGTAACTCTGCAAATAGGCGTCATGCCAGACGGAAAGTCGAAGCCATTGCAATTAAAGATATTGAGATGCAACTAAACTCAATATTTCAACTAGAAACTAAAAAATTAAACCGAGTTGAAAAGACACTATCGCTAAGCCACATTCCTGTGACTAGAAGTATTGAACCTAAGTATCAATCATCACCTGATAACTGTTGTTTACCAGACGTATTAATATTTTCAGGAGTTAAAACAAAACAACCGAGCAGTGAGTTCGGTGTTACGGCTAGATAGGGGAAAATAACGAAAAAGAAATTGAACCCTACTCCAATAATGATAACTTCGACTCAAATACAGTAGCAAGAGCCATACTAAATACAACTCTCGCAGCATTAGATACTTAACGTTTTTTTGTAAAAAAACTAACCGGAGGCGGAGTTTCTTTTTCGTACTGCTTTTTAGCAACTTCTAAACACTCAGGATAAAGCGCTTCAATTTCAGCCATTAATTGCTCAGGTGTTTTAATTGAATCCTGTTTAGCTGCTAAAGCCAGCGCCATATCGAAAGCAACTCTTTCTACTGGGTTGTGTTCGGTAATAACCTTTTTAGACATTGATTTAATCCTTTCTATCACTGGGGAAACTTAATTATATCTGATTTATTACTGGGGAGTAATAGACCTCTGCCGTCTGAGGAGGTTAAGACAGTTCAGGCAACCATTACGAATGGAAGTATGTCATCTAAACAACAATAAGATTTAAGGTGACATATTATGTCGAGATAAATAGGAGAAGTAAGATGAAATTTGAAGATTTACCAGTAAAAATTCAAGAGATTGCAAGCCAAACATTGGCATGTTTAATAACCAATAACAATCCAGATAAAGAGCAAGCAGAAGAACTTGCTCGCTCTGTGGCAGTGGCTTTTATAAAGCTATATCAAGACAATTAATTATCTTTAAGTTTTTTAAAGTAATTAGTAAAACTTTGGTGAGCAAATATGATCGACTCAACTGTTGATCTTGACGCCGCTCCATTAATCATGGCTGTTTTTTCAGCCTTAATCAATTCTATAACTAATTGCTGAGCCGCTAATTCAGGGTTTTCTTTTGGATCAATTACTACATCTGACATAAAACATTCCTATATTGACTGTGGAATAACCAATATATCAATTTTCCTTGACTGTGGAAAGTAAGGAACCACCTCGCCTGACGTGGTTAAAAGCAGGCACAGTTAACTAATTACAGTCCATCAAGGTGGGCTGTGGCGAGTTGATTAATAGATAGGAAATAGAGATGGAAATATGGTTTAAGGAATTTGAGTCACATGGACGTCAGATTCTAATCAAGAAAGCTCATGACGCCGATAAGCAAAAAGTCGGAGTGCAGTATTGCTGGCCTGAGAAGATTTTCGATGTCGACTTTGGATTATGGATAGATTACGACGACGATGACGAGGAAAGCTTTGATAAAGCGGAAGAAGCACGCAACAAGCTATTCGACACCATCGATCAGGAAGCAGTAGATACCGCGGTGAGTAACTTAATTCAAAAACTCAAACTTGATGATTAGCATCGTGTTTAGTTAATAACGGAGGGAGTATGACATCCCTCGTTCAGCAGTAACCCACCCTATATTTAGATATATAAACAAGACATTTCGTAATTAATTATATTCATTAAAAGGAAATAAAAATGATGAAACAAAAAACCAGTGTCGTTATTAACGTAAAATTAACTTTAGAACATGGAATTAAATCACCACATGTTAAAGTAAAAACAAAAATATACGTTCATGAAGAAACTCCAGAATTAGAATTATTACTAAATAACTTCTCAGATAATTTAGTTGGAGAAAATTCAATTAAATCATCATTTGAAAAAGCGATTATAAATACATTACTCAATAAAAAAACACACTAATAAAATTCAAATCATTAAAAATAAATTAATACACCTTCACTTCGCCAACACCAGATAACCGCCTTATCTCTCATCTAACGGGGTCACCATGAAAACTAACTATTACAGCGCTATGCGTGACGGCATGGCGGTGCGTATCACTACGCCTCAAGCACGTAAAAATAAACGTACAAGCCCATGGTTATTCAGTTTAGCTGTGGTCATTGTAACAACCGTTGGCGTAATACCGACATTTGTAAGTTGAGGTGATTATGCAAATTTCATACAGCTACTCGAACGGAACTCGGGTAGTAGACGACAAAACAGTCATGGAATTTGACGAAAGTAGCAAACTCAGTATTGAGACAGGAAGTTTCGCTGAGCTGGCTAAATTAACGGAAATCGACCCAGTTGAAGCTCTGCAATGGATTATGCAGTTCGACAAGGAAGAGATTGACAGGATTGTCAATGAAGCAAGCAAGGATGCACCTGTTTCTAAGATGAATCTGCTAAGGAGGGTTGCGTGACTCAGCATCAACAATGGCTAGAAGAATTACGCAGGAAGCGTAAAGAATCGCAGGAACGCGAACACGATGAATTTATGTATCAAACGGAAGTGTTAGGACGACAAGGATTGTCTATGCCTCTCAAGGACTTTTCAGGAGATTTTCAATGAACGTTTCTAACTCATACCCTACCGATAAATACCCCCAATTAACATCACCGTCATTAGCAAAAAACAGAGAGGAAGCTCTGGCTCAAGCTATTGCAATGATTGAGGGGTGTTTGCCAAATACGAGTGCGCCAGACAGGGAAAAACGATTAGCAATGGAACTGCTACACATGAACTTGGACGCATCGAAAAATCACCCTCCTCTACCTGCTCATATTCAGGCATTACGTGATGCGGAAAGGAATTCTGCACCGAGTAATAAGTTTGAAGTCGATTACTACGGAAGCGATCGACGTCAAGGTCAATACTTAGGAGATTAGTATGAAATTCGCCAAGGCAATGCGAAAAAAAGCAAAATTAAGGCTCGCTTTAACAGGGCCTAGTGGCTCAGGTAAAACCTATGGAGCACTGGAAATAGCCAAAGGACTTGGCGGAAAAACGGCATTGATTGATACGGAAAAAGGAAGTGCTTCTCTTTACTCTGACCGTTTTAATTTTGACGTATTGGAGTTAGATCCACCATTCACACCAGAGCGATTTATTGAAGCTATCGGGGTTGCGCAGGAAGCTGGCTACGATAATTTGATAATCGACAGTATTACTCACGAATGGAGTGGAACAGGCGGATGTCTAGAATTACTCGATGTGTTAGCAAAAGCCAAGTATCGAGGCAATACGTGGTCAGCATGGAGCGAAATAACACCACGTCACAATGCATTTCTCGACGCGATACTACGGTCTGACCTGCATATTATCGCAACGATGAGAAGTAAAACGGAAACTGCTCAGGTCGATAAAGGCAATGGTAAGAAAGGCGTAGATAAACTTGGCATGAAATCAGAGCAGCGTGACGGGGTTGAGTATGAGTTTACGACTGTACTAGACCTAAATCACGAAACTCACACGGCAATGGCAAGCAAGGATAGAACAGGATTGTTCAGCAACGCCGAAGTTACTCAGTTAAATGAATTAACAGGTAAAAAGCTAATGGATTGGCTTAATGATGGACGCACTAAAGCAGAGATAGATCTAGCTCACTTTACGAGCATTGCAACGGAAGCACAAAACATGGATGAGTTAAAAATCGCCTTTAGTGAAGCATACAAAGCACTTAGAGATACACCTGAACAAGCGGAGGCTCAAAAAGTGTATGAGCTAAGAAAAGAAGAACTAACCAAACAAGAGGTAGGTACTGATGGCAAGTAAAGGCGTGAATAAATGTATTCTCATTGGTCACTTGGGGCAGGATCCAGAAATCCGCTATATGCCATCAGGTGGCGCAGTAGCAAACCTCACACTAGCCACATCGGAATCGTGGCGTGATAAACAAACCGGTGAGATGAAAGAAAAAACCGAGTGGCATCGAGTGTGCATCTTCGGCAAATTAGCAGAAATTGCAGGTGAATATCTGAGAAAAGGAAGTCAAGTATATATCGAAGGTTCTCTGCAAACCAGAAAATGGCAAGACCAAAGCGGGCAAGACCGATACACAACGGAAGTGGTAGTTAATGTCGGCGGTTCTATGCAGATGTTAGGCGGTAACGGTGGTAATCAGGCAGGAAGCCAGAAGTCACAGCAGAATCAAGGATGGGGACAACCTCAGCAACCGCAAGCGCAAAAACAAGCATCGAGTAATCAAACACCACAAAGTGAGCCTCCGATGGATTTTGAGGATGATATCCCCTTCGCCCCTATCGGACTCCCCTACCCACGCCACGCTATTTATGTGATTTAACCAAAGAATATGACCATTACTCAGTGCAAGGATGCAAACAGGAGGTAGATATGAAAAAGCAAACAGTAGATTTACTAAATTCTAATGACGAAACTATTTTGATGATGCGAGGCAGACAAACCAAAGAGCAAGTTATCGATACTGCAATTAAAGAAAACATTATTTGTGAAAGCGATAAATCGGAATGGGTTAATTGCGATCGCGTTTATGTTTGTTATTACAAGGCAGTTCCTCGTGATGGTTATTCAGCATATTACTATCCGTCAAATAAAGATGTTAAAGGTGCATTTTTAGCGACAGCTTTAATTATCTTTTAATTTAACTCTCAGGGATGCAATGAAGAGGAATGAATATGAGTAAGCAGATGGTTTTAGTTGCAAGAACAAACAAGGTTGGTTCTGACTCTGAATGTGGGCTGGGTATTACTGAGGACGAATGGGATAAATTAACCGAAGAAGAGCAATCAGGATATATCAATACTGTAATTGATAATCTTGTTGATTGGTATGTGAAGACAGAGGGATAAGGTGGAGTGATGGATAAATACCTTTATTTAATTTAACATTTTGTCACCATGAATTAACTACGGTGATATTGCAATGGCTGAAAAAACGAAATTAGCTATTCATATAGCTAAAAAATTAAGGAAATGTTTTGACGAGTATTACAACGAGATAGCAAGAAATATTAACTTTCCATTTCATGCATTCCCTCATAATTCCTGTGAAGGAGCTTCTGCACTGCTTGGTGGAGTACTAAGTAGAAAATTAAATACAGAAGAAATATTTATTATAAATATATATAGCTCCACTTTGTCAGGTGAACATTACTTTGTTGAATTTGAGGAGTTGTATTACGATTTAACATTCGATCAATTCAAACTTGGTAAAGGTATAATTATTGCTGAAGAAAAAGAATATCTTGATAGCATAACAACGAAGAGCATTTCAAGAAGAAAGGTTATTGACTTTCTTAATGAGTTCTATCTAGAAGGTGAGAATCATAAATTTAACACAGAGCAAGCTATAAAAAACCTAATGTACCATATTTAACTATACGCCCTGCATTGCAGGGTTTTTTATACCTAAAATTCAGGAGTAAGCATGGATGAATCAAGGCAGCAATTTGAAGCGTGGTTTAATTCTGGTCACGGAGAATTGCCTTATAGCGATAAAGGCAAGGAGGATTTAAAGACTTTATTATTTCAATCTTGGCAAGCATCACGCGAGAGTTTAATTAATGGCTTAGAGCCTGTTGGTTATATAACATCAAGCGGGTTCGATAATATAAAAGAATATGGATATACCCATCTAAATGAAGAAAGAAGTGAAAAAATAAATATACCACTCTATAAATTAGATTAAATAACCATGCAAATAATCGAATATGTATTACACATGTTAATACAGGGTTCTGCTGTGCCTGTTACGGAAGATATTTATACGCAATCGGAATGCAATAAACGTGCTGAATATTTAATGTCAGTGAGGAATGTTAAAGTTGTTTGTGGAGAGGTATGGAATGAAAGATAAATATTATGCTGGCTTGGAAAATTACAAAGATTGTATTGAGATTGAACCTACAACAAAAGATTGTTTTATTTTAAATACTCCATCTTGGAATATGGATGTGACAAAACAAGACTTAATTGACATCAGAAATACTATTAATGAAATACTAGGAGATGATAATGAATAAATACACCGAACTATCTGATTTCGAGATTAATTTATTAGTAGCTCAATCTGTTTTACCTGAAACGCAATACGATGTAATTAAACAAACAATGGATATTATCCAATTCCTTGTTGATGGCTCGTTTGGTTATCGCTTTTTCGACCCATGCAATAACCCATCAGACGCAATGCCGATTATTATTGAAAATAAAATAGGGTTATCACCAATGTACCATTCTAATAAATGGACAGCTGACTGCCTTGATTATGACTTCATGTCAGTAAATAAAAACCCATACCGTGGCACTATGGAAGTTTTTTTAATGATGAAGGATACGGAGAATAATCAATGAAACGAATTACATTATCAGAATGGAATAATAAATATTTCGCTAACCCTAGAAGTCAACGGCAATTATCTCGCTATATAAAGGAAGGTAGGTTATACCCTGCTCCAGAAAAGGTTGGTAGAGAATATGAGTTAGAGCCGTGGACAATTCTAACAAATGACAAAATGGTAAGGGAACCGCAATATTTAATGGAGAAAATTAATGGGCAGAAGCAGAAGTGCAAAGAACAAGGGGCTACCGCCTAACTTGTATTTGCGTAAAGGGATTTACTATTACAGGGATGTAAGAACTAAAAAGGAATTTTCTGTTGGCTCAAACAAATCATTGGCAATAACCGAAGCCATACAAGCCAATTTAGCTATTTATAAACCTAAAGAGCCATTAGTTGACAGAATTAATAATGTTCACTGTGTAACATTGCATGAGTGGCTTGATACTTATAGGGGGAAGGTAAACAGCCGGGGGTTAAAAGAGAAGACGCTCTACGATTACGAATCAAGAATAAAGTTAATCAAATTACACTTTAATGACTGTCCAATTGAGAATGTAACACCAAGAGATGTAGCCACATTTATTTCAGAGTACCCTAAAAAGGCAATGGCAAAATTACTAAGGTCCACTATGCTAGATGCTTTTAATGAAGCCATTGCGGATGGTGTGATAAAGGAAAATCCCGTTTCCGTGACAAAGCCGCCAAAAACAAGCGTTCAGCGCTCAAGGTTATCGCTAGAAGAGTTTAAATACGCCTTGGAGCACACAAATGACAAATATAGGTATATGTTCCTATTGGCGATACTTACAGCTCAACGCATTAGCGATGTTATCAACATGAAGTGGGATGATATAAAAAATGATAGGCTGTATGTCACCCAATTAAAAACAGGCTCTAAAGTAGCAATACCTCTCTCATTAAGACTTGAGTCTATTGGTTATTCTATTAAAGATGTTTTAAATCTCATGAATAGGAGCTCAGATAAAATCTGTGGCAACACCACCGCAAAAACATTAAGAGGTAAATTTATCGAAGCGTTACCTAAACATATAGAAAATAAACCAACATTTCATGAAATTAGAAGTTTATCTGCAAGATTATATGAAGAAGAAAAAAGTGCTGAGTTTGCAAAGAAAATACTTGGCCACAAATCTATGAGAATGACAGATAAATACCTTGATGATAGAGGTAATGGCTACGTTGAATTGTGA